TACCATTATGTAAACCATATGTCCATACACCATAATACCATTCGTTAGCAGCTACCAATGCAGCACCAACTTTGTTGTATTTCAAATAACCACCTTCAAGTATTGGAGTACCAGGATTTGTTGTAGCATTGACTACTTTTAAGAACCTTTCACCAACAAATAGATATATCTTATCATCATACTTGTTTGGTGCATCCTCAGAGCTTCTAACACCCAATAACCAGTATTCTGTTGGTATGTGTTTGAATGATTTTAATTGCTTAACTCTTTCAAGCAATTGTTCATCTGTATATGATTTTACGTTGCTCATTTTAAAACTATTTTTTATGTTTGGATTTCCTTGAATATACCTTTTTGCTCTTGAAGATTTGTTTCTTCATAGCAGCCCAAATTTCTTGTAGGGTTAATTCAACTCGTTCCATTATTATTTATCTTTTAATCCAGCTTCTTCAGCTTCTTTTTTGATTGCTTTAAAGAAACCTAATGCTTGTCTACCAATTTGAATAAATGGTCTATTACCCATTGATTGGCTATTCTCATCTATAGATTTGCATTCAACGAACACCCATACCATAGCGATTGATTTTGCCAATAGCATCTTAATTCCAAATAACATACCACCAAATATCATAGTATCGATTGAATACATAATAATAATGCTTCCCATGTATAAGAATACCTTTGCAGATACTCCTTTGCGTAACAAGGCACTTTTAAAGCTTTTTAAACCCTTCTTTTTAACTGAACAATATATTGCATAGATTGTATCAATTAGAAGCATTATAAACGTTAATATAAGCAATCCTTTGATTGGTAGTAATAGTGTAATGGCCGAAGCTAACATAAGTAATATTTTATTTATCATTTTCTTTATTTTATATAAAACATTATTATTGGTTCTGGTTTGGACCGTATAGATATTTATTTGTTCTTAATGAGTAATCACCTAAAAAGATATCTGAGTCATATCTTGAATCTGTTGTTGATATGATACCACTTTCATTATCAGATGTTGCATACAATGGAAACTTATTAGAGTTCTTACATAGATACTCAACCAATCTTTCTTCATGGTATTCAGAGTATTTATCTATTTCAGTTCTAATGTATTTCATAGATGTTAAATCTGTTGGGTCAGAGAATTCACCTTTAAGTGTTTGTGGACCCTTTGCTGTGATTTTAATCATCAAAAATGGCAACGCAGCACCAACTGCTCTAAATGATAAAGCTTTCTTGATGTATGTAACCAATGTTATTTCATCTGCTGATAATGTTTGAGCAATGAATTTTGCTTTAACATCATCATATAATGGTTTACCAATGATTTCACGAATGTTGATTAATTCAACTTCTTCCAAGAATGGTACAACTTCAGATACATCAACATTTGCCAATACTGGTGTTGATGTTTTTAAATAAGATTCACTTACGAATGATTGAAATGCCATATTATATAGTTTTATTTTGATTAGTTATTGATTCAAGTTCAATTGGAGTAGTTGTAAAATTAACATCCAATCCATTTAATTTGAATAGTTTATTGATAATGCTATCGATGAAGCTTGTTGATGGTTGGATAACAAATTTTTGGAATGCTTCAACTTGTGTTGCGAAATCACCAGTACCGAGTTTTCCAGGTACATTGATACCAAATAACTCACCAGTTGTTACTCTATGTGATGTAAGTATCTTTTCAGTTATTTGAGATGCGATAACAGTAAATTGTTTATCGATTGATGATACATCTATTGGTGTTACTTCTGGTGCCAATTCTTTACCATCAGAGAACATTACAATAGCTTTACCAGAGTTTTTAACACCACCAAATGATTTCTTTAAACCATTTACTATTTCATCTCTTTCTTCGAAACTAGCTGGTTTTCTAAAGAACCTTACAATCACACTTGGATTGAATCCATTCTCCATTAGAGATTTATAAAATAAACCAGTTTGTGCTTCCAAATATGCCCAGTTAGCACCAGACAAATAAGATGGTTCATAGTAGTATTCATTAGATACCATTGATTGGCCAATATAAAGCAATTGACGGTAGTTTTCTTTATCATTGATATCAAACGCTGCGATTGATGTAATCTCTTGTTTACGGTCACTCCAGTTACGTGAATAAAAGTATTCACTAACACCACCATCAATAAATTTACCAGATTGGATATGCTTTGGACTGATACGATTAATCTTAACAATCTTTGAGAAATCCAATGACCAGATAATTTCTAATGCAATGGCACCATAGATTTCTTCATCTTTAGATATTATTTTTTTGAATTCTTGTACATCATGTTTACCATCGATAAAGTTTAACATCTTAGCTAAATCTAATTTTTGAGCATCAGTTAACATAGTATCATCAACTGTGTAACCATCACCAGCAACAAGAAGAGATTTGGTATCAATACAAGCTTGATGAGTTGGTGAGTTATTATATAGCTTCTCTAAATAGCTTGGATAGAATTCACCTTCATCTGTAACATATTGTACATAATCTTTTGAATGATTTTCAATTACCATTGGTAATGAAGTTTGCATACCAAATCCCATTACTGAATCATTACCAGAATTACTTGGTAGTGATACTTCATTTTGGATTGGTGCGTTTTTAGTTATATTTAGTCCGAATATTTTCATTATAAGTATACGTCATTTATTGTGTTATTATTATTTTGAATACCTTTTACTAGTACCCTTCCTTGTTCAATTATATTTCCAGTAGTTGCTGAAACAGCTAAATTATTAGCATCAAAACTTGTTAGTGATTCATATACCTTGTAATTCCATTGTGCTGTATTACCAGTAATGTTAATTAAACCATCTAATAAGTTTTCAGTTGTTCCAGATTCAGTAATATAGAATTTTTCATAGCGTTGGTTATTTGAAGTATATTTAACTCCAGTGAATACTTTTTCTTCACCAGTTTCAGCATTTTCAAATAGGAATAAATTATAAGTATATTGATTAGGGAACTCTGATTTTTCTAGCAGAGTTAACGCTACTGTATTAATACTATTTTTATTTATTATTATCATACTTTTTATTTTAAAATAGTTTTAGGTTAAAAAACGTTTATAAATAAAAAACCCCTAGCATCAGCCAAGGGTTTATTATTTTTAATGTATTTTAGTTATTAAGCTAAAAGAGCTGCGATGATTGAACTAGTTACTTCTGGAGCGTTATTAGCTTCTTCAGCAGTAAATGTGATTGTGTAGTTGTTAGCGTCAGCTTTAGCTGTACCAGAACCACCTTCGATTGCACTTACAACCATACCATCATCTTTACCAAATGCCCAGTATAGACCGTTAGAATCTTTCACGATAACGAATAATTCTTTTTGTCCAGCAGTCAATTTCTTGATAGCTTCAGCTTTAGTTTTTTCACGTCTAGATAATACCAATACTGCTGTTTGAGTAAAGAAAGTAGTACCATTAGCTAAATCGATATTAACTGTTTCACTGTAGTTTGATGTACCTCTATTGAATTCGAATGAATAGAATTTAGCAGAACCACTCATAGTGATTGCTGTAATATTTGAACTAGATTCTGTGTATGCTGAAACAGCAGACCAGTCAGCGATATAAAAATTAGTTATACCCCCAGCGTTATTATCACATGACTTAGAAATTCCAGCGTTTAATGCGTTACAAATTGCCATAATATTTTATATTTTTTATTTTTTTGTTATTATAAGTTTATCATAAGTGGGCCCGTAGGCCCATTATGAAGTTTTGTTTTATTTATTAGTTGTAATAAACGATTTCAGCACCGTATACAAAATCAACACCGAATTTGAAGTCAGCAACCATTCTTACTACTGGAGAACCAGTTACACTTCTTTGTGGAAGTACAAGAACGTCATTGAAGTCAGATACCAAGTCAGTTAACAATAATAAGTTAGTTGATTCAGCAGCAACCATTTTGTTGTCACCTAAAGCACCAACGATGATTTTAACACCTAAGAAAGTTAATTTTTGTTCTTCACTGTAGAAACCAGTGTAAGCAGAAGCTAAAGCTTGTTTGTAAATACCAGCAGTTTTAGCGTTCATATAGATAGCTAAGTCAGCAGAATCTTTGATTGTAGCTGGGATAGCATCGTATACTCTATTTAATTGAGCTAAAATGTTAGCAGAAGTTAAAGTTGTAGCAGTTACGTCAATAACTTCACCATCAGCAAGTAATTTAGCTTGTAAACCAGTTTCAGATACAAAGTTAGCAGCAACTGTTGCACCAGAACCTTGCCAAGAGATATACTCTAAATCGTTAGCAACTTTTAATGCTACTTCAGCCAATAAGAATTCTTCAACAGAAGCTGGCATAACAGAAGCATCAGAATTAGAACCAGCTCTCATCATTTGAGATAAGTAGTTTCTTTCGAATGTTCTTTGGCAATACTCTAAGTTGATTTTTACGTCATGAGCAGTTACAGTTTTTTGTGATAATGTACCTTCACCAGTACCGTTGAATTGACAATCAGCATCTTGTAAGATAGAACCTAAGTTCAATTTACCAATTTTAGCAGTTGACTTAACATCTGGGATTAATTTGAATGATTCTTTACTAGTACCTTTTAATAATGCGTTAGCATAGAACCCTTCTAAATCTTTTCCGTAGAATGTTGTATTGTCAGTAAATGATAATTTAAAATTTTTCATGTTTAAACTTTTTTTAATTTATTTTATTTGTTATTATACATCTAATTATTATTTTTTAGATAATCGTAGATTTTTTATTTTAATAGGTTTCTAAAACTGTTAACTTTAGATAGTAAAACCTCTTCTTTTTTAGTTTTAACATCGTTAACTTTTTTAGTGATTGATTCAACACCAGCGATAGTTGAAAGCTTTTCTGTTACTTCAGCTTTTAATGCTTCCATACTTGTAGCGTTACCTTCTAGTTCATTAAGTTTAGCTTCTAATTCACCAATCTTATTAACCAATTCAGCCATTTGATTTGACATAGCTTCGAATACTGGTTGAACGATAGCCATAACCTCTTCTGGTACCAAAGCTAATTTTTCTTCAGTTACTTCTTCAGTTACTTCTTCAGTTGCTAATTCTTCATCAACAATTTCTTCTTCATTAGGTAGTTCTGGTGTTTCTTCAGCGATTGAAAGTATTCTACCTTCAGCATCTAAAGTAATTACTCTATCATCTTCAAGCATATGAGCACCTTCTGGAGCATATTCAGTCATAGCTTCATCCAAAAATAATTGAGTACCTTCAGCAAATTCACCATCGTAGTGTAATGATACACCTTCTTTTGTTTTAATTTCCATAAATTTTATATTTATTTTGTTATTATTTAATTGCAAAAGCTCAACGTCACATTTAATTTCAACGCTGAATCCTTTAACTTTTTCCGATTTTACTTCATTCATCCAGAACTGTTCATCCTTAACCTTAAC